CTTTTGGCCCCAAGCTTTGTCAGGCTTCCATCCCGCTTTTTGAAATTTCGCTTGGTCAACCCCAGATATCGCAGGATCGTGGTCTGGGCGTTTGGGGCCCAGGCCGCGCCGTCCCAATCGCTGGCGACATCAAAGCGCTGCTTGGTGCCCTCTGCCAGGGCTTCGCCGATCTCTCGCATTGCCGGAGTCGCGTTGGAGACACGTTCTGCCAGGCTGTTCAGCATGCCCTGCACAGCCTTGTCTTCGATGGTGATCTCGATCATATGGAACCTCCATCTGCCAGCTCCGCCGCAATTTCCGCCGGCAGGCTGGCGACATACGCACTCCAGATCTCCGCCGGCCAGGAATCCTTCTTCTGCATCAGGCTGCGAATCGTGTCCGCCACGGTCTCGCCGGGCATGTAGCCCCAGCCTTTGTCGATGCCCACCGGCTCTCCGGTCCTTGAATCGATGTCGTTCCAACCTTCCGGCAGCTGCTTGTCCGGATCGCCCCCCAGGGCCTTGGCAGTCTTGTCTGAATTGATCCCGACCACACGGCATTTGCAGCCCCAACCATTGGGCGGGTAGTGCGTCTGCCAGAACGAATGATCCGCCGGCAGGATCAGCCCATCCAGGGCGACATGATGCGGCCTTGGGTGCAGGACGGAATCCGAATGCTTGTACATCCAGCGCTCGAAGCCGCCTTCTTTGAGCTGTACCAAGCGGCCGGCTGCGTAGCTCGTGGAAATATTGGTCTGGTAGATGACCTTGGTTCGCCAGTTCCGCTCGCCTTTGTAGGCCCATCCGTGGCGGTCCACGATGTCATCGAAGTTCTTGCGAAACCATTCGATGCTCTTGCCTTCTGCGATGGCCTTATCAACGGCCGTCGCGAAATCGTTCAGCAGGTCGGCTGTCATCGCACCGGCGATCATGAAGCCTCGGTCATGCTGGCTCTTCCACAAATCATCCCACCTGGCAGTGGGCACCAGGTTGCCCATCTTCCGCCGGAAGAAGACGATCTGCTCGGCAAAGGGCAGCTTGAAGATTGCGCGCATTTCGTCAGGCATCTTGATCCTCGGCGACATCATTGCGCCCTGCCAGGGCGGCCACCGCAAATCCGGCCTGCATGACCTTGGCCAGGTCGGCCGCAGGCAGGGTGCCGAAGGATTCAAGCAACGCGTCACGCAGGGCCTCAAGGCTTGGTGCCGTGTCGACCAGCTCGCGGATCCGCGTGAGCATCGCCTCCATGGCCGGAGCCGCCTCGATACTCATTTGGTCCGCAAGCGGTTCAATAGGCGTTGGATCCTGGGCATCCTGCATCGCGGCGACCACTGTACGCAGCCCGGGGCCGCTGGCCTTTGCGGCGATAGGTAGCCGCGTGCCGATCCCGGCAGCGCCCTCGATGACGGCTTCGTTATCCTTGGGCTCAGGGATCTTGAACTCCTTGTAGAACCAGGTGCGTGGGATCTTCACGCTGGTACGATCCAGGATCTCACACACCCAGTCCGCCTTTTCCTTCAGATCGTCGTCTTCATCGAAGACGGGCTTGTACCCCGGGATCGGTGCGTCCCACCCGAAGTTGAAGCCGACCATAGGACGGATGATCTGCTGGCGAACCGTCGCCGCCATGGCTCTGGCGTCCGACCTGGTCAGGTCCTTGCGCACGTCATTGTGGACCTTCGATGCGGCGTAGCTGCCCTTGTCGCCAACCTCGGCTGTCAGCGTCTGCCCCAGGATGGCCTTGGACATTTCAGCATTACAAAACTGCGCCAGGAACTTGTAGAGATCGGCGCTGGTCGTACCCTTGGCCGTCTCCACAAATTCAATCTCAGTGCTCTTGGAGATGATCCCGGCCGCGTCGCTGCCGAGCATGCTGATGGCCTGGATCAGGGCACTCTTGTCATCTTCGGTGGCACCTGGTGAATACTTGCCCAGGCGCAAGGGCATCCCGTAGACCTCGCAGAATATGACCCAGTCCTTGATCGCGTAGTTCTTGAACAGGAACATCCAGGCACATACGCGGTAGATACCCGACTTTGTAGGGTGCCCGGACTTGCCGCCGTAGCGGTGCATCAGCACCTTCCAGGCCGGAATGATTTCACCCATAGGACTGGCGTCGGAGATGAGCCGTGGCGTCTTTGCCACCACGCCAACTTCATCCTGGAACAGGAAGCGCTTCGACTCCAGCGATTCAAATGACGACGGCACAGCCTGCCCGGCCGACACGTCCCACATGACCTCCATGGCCGAGAAGCCACGGCCTATCGCTTCCTGCATGGCCACCTGCACGTCCGGCCAATCAGTCTGACCTTCCAGAAACTCGGATACGAACTGCGCCACCTGGCTGTCCCGGGCGCTGTCCGAAGCCGGTTCAATCTGAAACTCGACGTCAAGGATCGCGTTCTCGCGCTTGCTTGCCTCGCCCAGCAGGTGGGCGTCCTTCTCCAGTATCTGTTCGAACAGCTCAGCCTGCCGGCGCACGTCGCCCAGGTCCGCCTCACGGAACACGGCGGCCAGACGCTCGGGCGTCATCCCGGCGACAACGTATTCACGCCAGGCGTCGGTCAGAGGCGCGGCTGCCAGGGTGCGCCGTTCAGGAGCCTTGGACTTTTCAAAAGGTCTGCCGAATTGGTCTACAATCACCATGCGCCTCTCCTCGACATTCTGCGTTTGGAAATGGATTTATATTCGGCACGCCCGCCACCTTCCATGGTCTTGGCTGCAAAGACTGCCATGGCTCCGGCCACAGCCGCGTCACCGTGGCGCTTCCCGCCTGCTCCCTGGGTGCGCACGTCGGGCACCTTGGGAACGCCCCGGACAATCTTCAAGGCGCGGTAATCGTCCATGACCAGGTTGTCTTTGGGCAATGACCAGGTGCGATCTTCGAACTGTGCCTTGAGCTTTGGCATGTGCTCCCGGTACCAGGATTCAGACAGCATCACTTCCTCTATGCGTTCCGACCCGTATTCCTGCCGCGTTTCCTCGGCCAGGGCCTGACCGTTGCCGCGCGCGTCCATGGCTCCGCCGGCGAACTTGGGCAAACGATCGAGCACATAAAAAAGGATCTGGCGCTGGGTTCGAAACGGGCAGTTCCGAAGCTCCAAAAGGAACGGCGTGACAAGATCCAGGGTGCGTGTTTCCTGGACTGGATGGATCACGGTCAAGTCGCCAGACCTGCCGAAGTCCTCACCAAAGAAGGAGCGCAAAGATGGATCCAGACGGGCCAAGATCGGCCCCAAATATTCTTCGCACCAGTCCCGGGTTTCCCGCATCGCCCGATCCAGCGGCCAGTCCACAAAATCTGCGCTGGGCGGTTGCCACCTGATGACCGGGATGGTTGACGCCATGACCGATTCGATCATGTTGCGGGTCAGGAATGATCCGGTGCCGCTCGCTGGGATGCAGAACAATTCTTCGTCCGCGCCATCGCCGTAATCCGCGATGAGTGCTTCGCGCCACCTGGCTTCCTCCTCCGGAGTCCAAGCCTTGCCGGTTGTTTGGCAGATCCTTTGAAACAGACCGCCTTCCAAGGCATCGTCCAGAGTGGTGCGGTGCAGGCTGTAGGCCTTCTTCCCGGCCCGGATTTCTTGGACCAGGTCGTTAAACGGGTTGTCGTCGCCATTGTGGGTGGAGATGATGCGCACGCTGCCGCCCCACATGAGGAGCGCATTGGCGGCCTTGAGCAGCTCCGGAAGATCGTCGACAAAGGCGGCTTCGTCGATGATGACCCGGCCCTGTTTCGATCGCAGCGACCTAGCCTCGGACGGCAGGCCCCAGATGTCGAAGCCCGAGGCGAAGCGGATCCGGTAGACGGTGATGTCCTTGTCCTCATCACGAAGGACAAGTTCTTCCATGTCTCCGGCCACAACATTCAGAATCTTCGCCCAAAATCCGCAGTCCTTGATGAACTGCTGGGTCATCTCTTTATTGTACGACAGATAGTAGCTGCTCTGTCCGCCTTCATCTCTGGACAAGGCGGCTTCCACCACGGAGTCGAATGCCTCGCCATAGGATGCGCCGATACGCCGCGACTTCTCCCAAACCTTGACCCGGCTGCGATCCGCTACCCATGCGCTCTGATACGGAAGAAGAATTTCCGGCATACTCAGCCTTCCTTTACGCCCATGACATCAAGGATTTTCTGCTTCAGCCCACCAGACAAGCCACGCCGCGCGGCCTCTTCCGGAATCTCGGCCTTGGGCAGCCCGGCCTCAAGTTCGTCCACCAGGGCCAAACACTGGGCCACATCCTTGACCGTGGCGCTGGTGATGGATTGTGGGTCGGCCAAGGCTAGGCCCAGCTTATTTTCTACGGCAGTACGCAAAGCAGCCACGGCGTCGGCCCTGGTGACAATCACCGGGCGAGCCTCAGCCTCTGCTGCCGGAATCTTCCCGGACGCTGCCAGTTCCTGCTGCTTCATGGCGAGGGTTTCCAGCGCCGAAACGGCGAAGGACAGCTGCGCAGTCACCATGCCATTGTCTGAATTCAGCAGGCGATCGAGCACAACCTTGCGGCCGCGGATCCTGTTGACCCGGATGTCGCATTCGTCCTGGGCGATCTGCTCGCGCTTCTCGCGCCAGCCAAACTTATCCGCCCACGCCTTAAGCGTCGTGGCCGAAACTCCAGTCAGTTCGGCCACGCGGTCAAAAGAGAAGCGGTCAACGCAGTAAAGCTCC